GTGTTTTTTTTTTTTTTTTTAATGCTTGATTAAATAGATTAATAAACTAAAGAAAGAAATAAAGATATAAAGAAATAAAGATAATTTGGCTAAATAAAATAATAAATTTTTTATTAATTAAGCGTACAATTTGGACAGCTCATCACAAAACAAAGAGTTTTTAAACAATTCTCTGTGTTTATATAAGGGCACAATGCAATGAGTTCCTCATTGTAACAATTTTCACAACATCTATACAGACACATCATAAGATTTTAGCTTTCAGATCTTCAAGATCTTTAGTTATGTCTTTTAGCTCTTCAGTATTAGTTGTGAGTTCAAAAATTTGGTCAATTCTTTTTAATATAGATTGTTTAACAGTGGTAGCAGCGGGTAATAAATCAGTATCATCAATATTTTCTACTATGCAAGCAATCAGATCGAATTCAAATTCGATTTTAGTACTCCAAGTATTTGGCTGATTCGCATATACTTTCAGCAATCTCTTTAATAGTGGGGTTATAGCGTCGACAGTCGTTGGTTTGCAATGCTTCTGTATCTCCTTGATCCTCGAGTCGATCATCGATTTCCTCGCTCCACTGTCCATCAGTTAATTTATAATGACTTCTTGGTAATAAATTATTATATGAAAAAGTGACGTGTTTATCTTCAACAGATCTAAACAAATTATGAAAAGCTTCAGTACTAATATACACCTCTCTCAATCCATCATCCGAATTACTTACAAATTCAGCATACGTCATTTTCTTATAATTATGTAAAAAGTCAAATAAAATTGTCATATCATTAATCGTCATGTTATGTTTCTCTGCATTTATACCTATAGTCAAATGTTTCATAAATTCTGATGCAATACCTCTTTTTAACAATTCAGAAACTGACATTTGATACTCTTCAAATTTATCCTTATCTGTTATTATTTTAGAAAATACTTTAGCCGAAATCCTGATTAAATCAGGAACGAAACCCTCTGGAGTACAAATATAACCTATAAAATCAGGTAAGTCACACTTATTAAATTTTAATTTTTGTGGAGAAACAGTTTTAAAAATATCACACATGACCTCATCTAATTCTATTTTGTTTGCAAAAGCAGCGACATCATCACCTTTGAACACAACAGCTTTTATACCTTTCATTTTAACGAGATTACACCATATAATTAACGAGTTCAAAGAATTGCCAGCTAAAGTTCCTGCCTGACCTGACGTTTGCATTGTTTCGCAAAGCATACTGAAAACTTTTGGCGCGACTAATGTATATTTCTCTCTAATATTACGATACCATTTAATAAAAGATTTTGGCATACCGATACGTTTCATGAAAATGAGTTCTAAATAAAGCATAAAATTATTATAACCAGAATCTTGTTCAGTTATATCACCAGTTGCCTTATCTAAATTATCCCAATTTTCATTTTTAATTAAATTTTTCAACATTAAACCGTATTCAGAATCATCCTGACCATTAGCCATTATGATAAATTCATTAATTATACGTGGATCTTTAAACATTTGCATTATAGTTCTAAACCATGGACCATTGGCTAAATTAATATTTTTGTTAGTGTTTGAAACTCCTTGGCCAGCTTTAATTTGACCACAAGGGTAATGAGGTTGAACTTTAGCTTTATTTTGTTGTTTTAAAAATGCATTGATTGTAAAAGTTTCTCTGGTCCATTCATCATTAATCAATTCTAAAGTGCCT